ATCCTGCTTTCGGTACCGTCCCGGGGATTTGACTCCCGCTGAAGTTAGGTACCTAGCACCATGCGGTTATATGCTCAGGGAAGGGCACTGCTCCCTTCATGATTGACGCGATGCACTCCGCGTCTTTTATCTCGGTTTTGCTCACTAATTGAAGGGTGCATTTACTTCTTTCGTGAAACCTTAGCGTCTATCTTCTTCCGCCACCTGAGACATCGGGCATTATCCCGCCCGACAAGGGAAACATTTCGATATTACGATGCAATATCGGGAGCCGACTTGAAAGCGGTCTGTGCGGATGTATCAAATGCCGAGTTGTCGGTGTCGGCATACATACAAACCGCGTTGTCCTTCTTCCTCGCGATAAAGTCGATCGTGAGCTCGTCGGTTGTGTAGTTGATATTGCCTTCGGCCTGATTGCCGGTGATGTTGATGGGCTCGCACTTGCCTGAGAGAAGCCATACAGCTTCATAACCGCCATTGTTGAGCTCAATCTCGGCATAAAGAGCAATCTGGAGAGGTGTGTCGTCTGTTTCGACGCTCATAACTCCCTTGTTGCTTACGGTATGCCCGAGAAGTGCGGCGCGTGCCGCCTGCGGAACCTTGTCGATTCCGATCTTTGCCTGTGCACCTGTGAGCTTTGAGTCCTTGGCCACGAGCTTGCCGTCTCCGTAGAGTTCGCCCGTTGCGGTCAAGAAGGTGATGTCAAGAGTGCGAAGGTCGGGAAGTGGCACGATCGTGCCGAGTGTGTACGTTGTCGAACTGTCTACGCTTACGGGAGCATATTGGCAGTTTTTGACGTTGAACTTATATCCGCCCATGTTCTTTTTTCCTCCTCGTTAGGGTGTAGTTTCGGGATCCGGCTCGGGCTCGGGAGTCGGATCGGGATCCGGTTCCGGATCGGGATCCGGTGTCGGATCAGGATCGGGAGTCGGGTCCGGAGTCGGCTCAGGGTCGGGCTCGGGTTCGGGTTCCTCAAGTGGTATAAATTGGAGCGAGAAGATCGCGCGGAACTTCTTCGCCGTGTGGTCATAATATGTTTCGATGTCAGCGCTCGCGGTTCCCCAGGCAGAAGCCAGAGCTTCGTCAAGGGTTGCGACCGCCGTGTCGCGTTCGTCTTTTGTTTCAAACCACAGATTGATAAAGGTGTCGCAGAGTCGCCCTTTGCGCTTGCCGTCTCCATAGACATCAGCGGAGAGCGTGGTCACTTCGAGCGTTGCCGACGGATATATGATCGAGTCGCTTCCGTTTTCGTCACGACCCTCATAAACGTGGATTTCAAGCGTGTCTTCAATCAGCTTTTTGAGTTGCGCTTCTGTCATGCCTGTGTAATCCTCCTCATGAGATCGTCGACCGCCCGCTCCACCGCGGGAGTGGCCGCCTGCATTGCTTTCGAGGTAAAATGTGTTGCGTGGGTGTGAACCGTGCCGTTAGGATTCCGAGTCCCGTCATCAAGCATGTGCCACTTGTATGCGGTGTCTTTGCCGCCGTGAACCGACACACCCGTCACTCCGGTCTTTTTCTTTTTACCGTTTATCGTGACCTTGATGTCATCGCGCATGTGCTTATGTGTTTCGTCTGACTTAGGAAGCGCATCCTTGACCGCCTTCTTGATCGCATCTCCTGCGGTCTTCAAAACGGTCTGCTGCTCTTCCTCGGTAATCTGTTCACAGCGGAGCACGTCCGCGATGATGCCTCCGAGAGCATCCTTATAGTTGAGATCCACGTTCATCGTCCCACTGTCACCTCTATCGTGTAGTTGTCGGGCTCGTAGGTCCTGATAATATTGAACGTGTCACCATTGAAAACAAGCTCGGTCGGGACCTGTTTGAATGTCTTTGTTCCCTCGGTGACTGTGATGTATGTGCTTTCATATTCATCGAGATCGAACTCAAAGACATATCTGGGATTGATGCCGACCTGTGTCGCTGCGTAAAATTCACCGTAGCGCACGGACTTCTTTCCGCACCAGAGCGTGACCTCGTGGCGCGTGAGTGCCGCCTTGTTTCTTGTGATGGTGACAAGCGTCGCCTGATCATTTCTCATCATGTGCCGCTCACCGTCCAATCATGTTTTTTGAGACAATCGCATTGATAGTCCCAAGACCTTTGTGCCGCATCGCGGAGCTTGTCATCTCTCGCGAGTTGCGAAAGCACACCCTGGATGACGGCTCCCTCAATGAGCGGGTTTGTGCCGATCGCGGTGTCGTGAGGGACTCCGAGGCGCTCGAGTTCGTTCTGTGCCCATGTGATGAGCCTTCCGATCTCGGTGTCGAGTTGTGTTCCCTTGATTCTGTCCGCTGTCTTGACGGAGTCCGTCATCGTCTGTGTGCTCATGTTTCACCTCTCTGTGGTTCAACAGCAACGGCGGAGTGTTGCCTCCGCCGTCACCGAGTGTGATTAAATAAACATTGCGATCTGTACCGTCTCGCCTGCCGGAGCGGAGGAGAAGGTGAAGGTGTTCTTTGCAAGCTCATCGTCATCGGTTGCCCATGTGATGGCTTCGTTAACATGGTCAACGGCACCCACGGAAAGCGGAGCCTGTGCGAACATGAAGGGCACTCCGTACTTGTCGCCCCATCCCATTTTAGCGGTTACAGCGCCGTCCATGACGGGGAAGGTCACCTTTGTGATCTCGCTGAAAGCGCAGGATCCGGTAAATGCGACATGTTCGTCAGCGGTGACCGTTGCCTCTTCGACAAGAGGGTCTCCGTTGATGTCCTTGCCTTCGATCACGATCGTGCCGGCTTTGACGTTGCCGGCGGTGCCTGTTGTCGCGATGGTGACATTGCGGCAATAAGGCATCTTGTTGAGGAAAGTGTCCTTCTCAACGGGTCCCGTGGATCCGAGAGAGACACCTGCGAGCAGACCGTCGTCATCCGCTGCCGCTGCCTGCGCTGTGGTGAGCTCAATAAGAGCCACCTTCGCCGCATTAGCGGGCACGTTGAACGCGTCCGTGCTCAAAAGCTCGGGGATATATCCTCTCATAGTTTTATACCTCCATCATCAGAGTGATGCAGCGCCCTTTGTGAGACGGCCGCCTCCGAGTGCCTTGCAATCGAAGAGACAATCTCCCTTGTAGTCCACTGCGTTTCTTGTGAAACCGGATTCTGCCGACTTGCTGAACTTGATCGGTGCGGCAAAGTTTGCCTTCACTGCCTCGAAGAAGTTACCGAAGTAAGCAACACCTGCGGCTACGTTGTTATCAAGAACAACGGGGAAGCCAAAGATGAAGTATCCGTTCTTCACATCGCCGCTGATGATCTCGGGCTTCTTTTCGTCTCTGAGAACGTGGAACTTGTTCCAGAAGGTTGAGAAGCTCATGAGCCACTTTGCACCTGCGGCATAGTCGCCATCAATGTAGCCGATCTGCTCCTGAACTTCCGCAACGGTGGGAGTTGTTCCTGCCCAATCGACTGCGTTCTGGGTGTCGACCCATGTCTCAGCGTACTCGATGCCCTTGGGCTCCGAGGATCCTGTGCCGTTGATGGCATACTTGCCGCACTTCTTTGCAACGGATCTTGTGAGGTTGTTCACAAGCCAATTCTCGAATGCGTTGATGCTCATCGCGCTGAGCTTTGCGGAGATGGGGATGATCTTCACAATCTCGTAGCCGCCGAGAGATACCTTCACGAGTGTGTCACCTGCTCCGGTGATCTGTGCGTTCTCTGTGTGGAGAGCTGCTTCGTTGACGGTTGCCTCGACACCGATGGTCACATTGCCCTCGATGTGCATGACGTCGATCTCGTCAAGGATAGGAGCGGCTTTGCCGAGCTTCTGGATGATCTTGTCAAGTGTGATTGTAGGGATTGCAGCACCGCCCGAAGCGTCGCCCGAATCCATAGCACCGCGCTCTTCTGCGCTGAGCTCTTTGCCCATGAGCATCTTGAGGAATGCGTCACGGTATTCTGCCGAATCAACGGCGAAAGTTCTTTTCTCTTCCATCTTTGTTCCCTCCTCGTGGATTTTTCCGCGAACGATGCCCTGCTCGAGCTTCTTCGCGTCTTCCTTGCGCTGTGCAAGGTCTGCAAGTGTTTTCTGTCTTTCGATCAGATTGCGCTTTTCCTCTGCGAGTGCGTTGACCGCCTCGACTTCTGTAGCGCCTTCGATTTCTCCATCAATAGCCGAGAGTCTTGCCTCGACATCCTGGAGTGTCATCTCATTGAGTTCCATGTCGGTTCTCCTTTCACATGATTGCTCTCGCCTTGGCCTTGGCGAGTTCGAGTTCTTTCGCCCGGAGCGCGCACTCCTCGCGTTCCTTCTCGATCGCTCCGTCGAAAAGGCTCCTAGCGTATATATCCGTCCCCGGATTTGCGGGGAATGATACCGGTGAGACATCATAAAGCTTGTTAATACGCTCAATGATGCGTGTATATTTGTGGTTTTCTCTGTCTCTGACGATTCTGCTTTCGCCAACCACAAAAGCGAAAGACATCTGTCGATACATGCCTTCCTTGATCTCCTCGTGCATATCACGAGCGGAAGCGGTGCGAGAGAGATCTGTATCTGTGAGAAGTCCGTGACCGTCAACACTGAGCTTTAATGTGCCGTTTGAGGTTCTTGCGAAAACCGTGCCGGTGTGATCCTTGCGGAAGACAACATCGCTCATGTCGCAATCATCGAAGGCCGTCGGCTCGATGCGCTCGCAATAGCTGTCATATTCATCGCTGAAAAGCTCATACTCCTCGAACGTGCTCGCATAGCCGCGCACATTGTAGGAGTCCGCTTCCTCGCCTTCCTTACGGAGCTCGAAGGTGTCGATCGGGATGAATCTGTATTCTCTTTCACTCATTTCTTGCCACCGTCCTTTTTCTTGTCGTCTTTGTCTTTGTCGTCCTTGTCCTTGTCATCATCGTTGTTGTCGGTTGCTGCGGATCCGTCCGTCGGCTGTGTGTCAAGTCTGCGGATCGGCACGTCCCCACCATCCACCGGCGGGAGATTGAAAAGACCGCGCCACTCGTTCGGTGTGAGTGCTCCGCGGTCTACCAGGGAAACCATCGCAAGCTTTGTTTTTGTGCTCGCGTAGTTCATACGATTTGATTCGTAAACGATATCATTTCCGAAAGCGATTTCTCGCTCCGAATAGACTTTTCGAGTGAGCTCAATCGAGAGCGCCACGAGAAACGGCTCGATTCTTGCCTCATAAAAGGCTTCCATCTGTTCCTCGGTGTAGTTGCTCGTGATGATCGCTTCATTCACTCCGAAATAGCGATAAATGTCTTCACGCTGATCTTTTATTGTGGCCGCATTGGTCACAATGGGAGACATCGAGATCGGAATGAACTCCATTGTTGCGTCGAGTGAAGCGATTCCGCCCTCATTGCTGAGATTCATGTAATCTCTGACGAAATCGTCTCTCATCTTCCTGGTGTCTGCGTTGGCAAGCATCGCCTTCGTGCCTTTTAAAATGCCACGGAGGTTCGCGGTCGATTTGATCGCGTTGGCAATGCCCTGATTCGTTGTATTGATGAGCTCAAGCTTCTGGAAGATTGGAGTGTTGTCGTCTCCGCTGATGTCGTGCTTGTTGTAATCCTTCCGGAGTGCAACAAGATCGTCCCAGGGAAGAACGAGACTCTCAACGGCTCCACCGTCAAAATAAAATTTGATGTAGAGCTTTCCGTTGTATTCAATGGCTTCAAACCATGAATATGGCACGGGATAAAAGCCTTTGACGTTTGCCTTGTCATCGCGCTCGATGTAAACAAACACCGTGTTCATGAGTTCGAGCATCGTGCGCGTCTTGTAAAGAAAATCCTTGCCGGACATATACATGTTCGGGTTGTAGTTGAGGATCCTTGCAATCCGCTCATCGTTCTGACAGACTGCGTTCGCCTTGCTCGTGTGCTCAGCGAGCGGTCGGATGCAAGCACGAACAACGTCGCTCATATACATGTTGTTTCCGAAGGGTGTGAATTGAGCGGTATATGTGCCGAGTTCTTTCCACATGCTTTGTTTTAATGACTTGAGCGGTCTGAAAATGTTTAAAAATCCCATTTTTTACCTCACATATGGCATAAATTCATCAAAGTGCTTGACGTAAGCCACCCAAGCGTTCAAAAGGGAGACCATTCCGTCAATTCTCATATTCTGCTGCATCTTGACGGGCTGAATTGATTCAATGCCGTCTTTATTAAGTGATTTGGCCGCCGTGTTGGTGAGACACCACCGGAGCACAGGGTTGTTGTTATAATTCACAAGGTGCTCATGGAAAGCCGCACCCATTTCTTTCATGGGTTGTGACCATGTATATGCACCCTGAGCGCATTTTTCCATATCGAAACCATATTCTTCCATCTCGGGCACCCAATAGCCGGAGAGAGCGCGGTCATAAGACACCCAAAGAGGTCGGATGTCATACCTCGTGACCATTTCAACAAACCACGCGGTCACGTTCTTGTAGTCGACCGCCGCGCCTTCGTTTATCGTGATCCAACCTTGCTCTTGCCAGAGCTTATATGGTGCCTCACGGCTCTCTGTCTTTTCGAGTGCATCAATTCGTCCCTGCGGGATGAAATAGTGTTGAAGCACATAGACGGTCGGATCGTTCGGCTTTCTGATGATCAGGGACGCACATGTGAGGTCTGTCGTGCTCGACAAGTCGCACCCACCGATTGCATAAGAGTGAGCCACTTGCTCCATCGTGTAGGTTGCCTCGTTGACAATGTCCTCGAACGGGAGCCAAGCCGCTGCCTTGGCCTGCGGGACGTTGAAGTCCTTTGCCATCAAAGTCGGCAAGAATGTCGGGTCTCTCTTTGCCTGAGCAACATGCTCGGCAAGTGTCTCGATGCTCTTGATCTTGCCGAGTCCGGGATTTGCTTCCGCCCAATGTGCGGGATCGTCCCAGGTATTCGGATCATCAAGCTCATAGATGAGCGGGAGAGTTGTGTAATCTTCGAAGCCCGGGAGCCAGAGCGCCACGTTTGACGCCTGAGCATATACCGAGTCGAAAAATCCCTCGCGGACGAATCCGTTCGTGGAGATTAGCCACGCGATCGGCTGCTCACGCATTGATTGACCTTGGACCATGACATCATAGAGGTCGGAGGTCTTCGCTGCGTGAAATTCGTCTTGGTCAAAAAAAGACGGGTTCAAGCCGTCCATTGTTGAGGTGTCCGCTGCCAAGCTCTTGATGAATCCAAGATTGTGCTCGCAATATATATCAGATTGGCGCTTTTTCGTGATCGCCTTGAGCTCCGGAGACTGCAAGCGCATGTTTACGCACTCGTTATAGATGATGTTCGCCTGATCTTTCTTGTTGGCGGTACAATATACCTCGGGACCTGCCTCTTTGTCGTTGAGGAATACGTCCCAAGAGACCGCTGCCGTCTCGGTCGACTTTCCGCACTTGCGGGCTCTGACATCGACCGATTTCCGAAATCGCCGTTTATTTGTATCAGCTCTTTTCCATCCGAAAAAAAGCTGCATTTTTGCTTTTTGAAAAGGCTCAAGCTTCACGGGTTGCCCTGCAAACTTGCCCTTCGAGTGCTTACAAAAGCGCTCAATAAATTCGATGTGCCTGAGTCCTTCTTTAGCGTCGAAATAGAACGGGAAGTTTGTCGGCGGGTTTCGCATCCACTCAACTTCACGCTCATAGACCGCTCGGACCTTGTTCGAGACCACTTCGGCGCCCGACTCGATTGACTTCAAGTAGAACTCGGGATAGTTAATCATTGCCGGTGATGAAACTCATTATGCTCGCCCCCGGTGCCGCGGTCTCGGTCGGTGCAGGGAGCTGATCGGTGAGCTGTTTGATGGTCGACGCGTAAAGCTTCTGGAGCTTGATGTAGTTGTCGCCCTCGACTGTGGTCTTGCGGCCTCTTTGGTTCTCGCCGTTCTGGTAGTCCTCAGCCCATCCGTTCTCTTTTATCTTTTCCCGGAGCTCCTCAAGCTGCTCGGCCATGAAAGCCGCGTCCGTGATGAGCCCCTCGGTGATTTTTTTCCTGTCTTCGGGCATAAGATCAGCAATGTATTTCAATTTTTTCATCTCTTTTTTGAAAGTAAATTGAAGTCTTGCCATCTTCGTCCTTTCTTCATAAAACGCGCGCGTACGACACCCCCCACGCACACCTTCAGTCAGCTCGAAAAAGGTTCGGAGCATCGGTCGAGAGTGGTACCCATGCGAAAATTTTTAAGGGGGGGATATAAAAATCTTCAAGTGGTCTTGGGATCAGACTCGAACGAGTTGACCTTGCTCATTAAACGTGAAACCTTCGCGCACCTCTTTCTTGTCGTTTGCGTTTCCGTGTTTTCTGTTTCCTTCTGCTCTGTCTTTGTGATGTTGATTGCAATGACAATCACGGCAAAGGCTCACAAGATTGTCCGGATTCAGTGTGATCTTAACGTCTCCGATGTTTGCCTTGCTCAAGTGTATGATGTGATGAACTTCCTGAGCCGGACGACCACACACCCGGCAGACGTATCGGTCACGGGCTAGGACGAAGGCACGGACTTGTGCCCACTCTTTGGAGTCGTATATCCACTTAGCGAAGTCCTTTGCCATCTCATCACATCCTTTTATCTGTCTCGGACACACCGCTCTGTCCCCTCGCGCCGTGAGCCATCTGCACGACGCGAAGCTTCAAAGCGTTCTAAAGGAGATATGCAAATGTCCGAAGTTGAAAGCATTTGACAATGGGAAGAGCTCGGCGGGTGAACCGAGCTCTCTGTCGTGTAATAGGGTGGGAGTAGAAAAACAATCTTCTTGATTGGTCTTCATGATATGACTATAACATACATTTAACTATCACTTACTATCAAATTTTACGGTCTTGAGGTTTTTTCTCAAATCGCTCAAGATGTCCCTTGTTATGGCAAACTTGACGTGATTGTCTTGGTCGTTGATGTTCTTGAAATATTTACTTAGTGTTTCGGAAAAACTTTGTGCTGTTTCTAATTCTTCATGTATTTGGCTTAATATTTCGCCGAATACGAGTTTTTCAAATCCACTTGGTTCGAAATCGTGCCTTGTTTCATCATCTGTCTGATTGTCCATTCTTTTGCTCCTCCTCCGCCAATATCTTTGTGACGGCTCTCAGTCCCGTCTTGTGTGCCCGGTACACCGTGGCGATCGCCATGTATTCCATCTCCATCTCGATCTTGATCCACGGCTTGCGTGCGATGTATCTCTTGGCAAGTACCTCACGCGCGTCCTGGTTGTCTACCAGATAGATCACGCGCTCGATGTCGTTTATTGCCTGATAATATTCTTCTGTCAGCTCCTCAAGCTTCTGCTCGATCTCTTCAAGCTTCGCCGCATAGCTTGCCATCTTGTCGCCGGCAATGCTCTGGACTTTTTCCTTGTCGAAGCTCACGCCCTTCGGGAGTACGTTCTCGCGGAGCGTCTCGGCTTTCTCTCGCAGGATGTTGATGTCGCCCAGGATCCGATTCGGTCGGCGAAGGTATTCTTTCGCGTCCATGTCACACCTCCCGATGTAAGTTTCTTGCAAGTCTCTCAATCTTGTGATTGATGTTTATTTGAATTTCTGTCGGTTCGTCTTTGTCCTGCGGCTTGAAGATTATAGTGAGCTGCTCCATCATGATGAGCACGTCTGCAATCTTTTCTTCGACGTTCATGACTTTAAAGGTCGACTCTTCGTAGTCTCCGAGATTCACCTGCTTGAGCTCGATGAGCGCCTTTGTGAGTTCTGCCATCTCCTTGATGGCTTTGTCTGTTTGGTTGACTTCTCCGTATGTATCAATCGCGAGCCTCATGATGTCGCGTTGTTCTTCTGTAAATATCATCTTGCCTCTCCCTTCGATTCGCCGTATTTACATTTTCTGCATTTTTGGTTTTCGTACTCTATCACCAACTCACCCCGCTTTTTGCTTTGTGCTTGTCGATAATCTGCAATGCGTCATTGACCGCCTTCTTATATCCCTCTACATATCCTCGCTCATATTCTGCCGATTCTATTCCGTGCATGTTTGCGATTTCGTTCGCATCTACAACCTTGTGAATAACGCCGTCATCGTCAATTATCGTTTTTACCATTGTCGCCAGAATCACGCCTTTACTTATAAATTCATCTGTTGTCATTCACTCACCCCCTTGAGAAGTAGTGCCCGCCGATCTGGATGAAGTCGCGTCCATTTGCCTTGTAAGTGGCAAAATAGACGTAATCTTCCGGAAGAATCGTCCGACCATGTGTGAGCACATAGTCGATGATAGTGTCCTCCGATTCATCGGGATATGCGTGGAGCTTTTTTCGTGTTCCTGCCAGGAACTCCATGTAAATGTCATAACCGTCGAATTGTCCGGGCGCTGCGAGGATCTCGCCGACCGTCTCACCCTTCCAATCTCTCCGGAGCACTCGATTGAATATTTCCTCAAGGCAAGCCTTGCGACCTGCCTCCGGCTCTCCCTTGCACTCGAGTGCGAGCACCCACTTCAAGAGATCGCGCTCGCTGTCTGTGAGCTTGATGTCCTTATACGGGTTTTCTCCGATCTGCTCGCGCATGGTCTCGACATCTGCCCTCAGAGCGTTGCGCTCCGTGAAAAGCGTGTCGATGTCTTTCATCTGGCTCTCAAGGATCTCTTGAAGCTCTGCGACGTTGTCCTCGTGAAGCTTGATTTGCTCTGCCGCTGCCTTGGCGGAGACTTTTGCCTTTTCCGTCTCGATCATCTGCTCCGCTTCACGCGCCTCATGTTCTGCGACCGCTGCCTGCATCGCCTCCGCCTTGTCCATTGCCTCGCTTCTTGCGATGCTCAGGCATATGAGCGCGACCATCAAGCCGAGGATTGCGACCCACTGAAAAATCATTGTCTTGTTGAGTCTTCTCTGTACCTCGTAAAATGCGATCCCGCTCTCAGGTGTTTCAACGGCTCTGTTGAATCTTTCGAGTTCATAGTTGTGTTGTATCGTGCTGGGTCTTACTTCTATCATTCTTTCCTCCCTTCGGCATCTCGTAGATGCCTCTTTCAATTCTTTCGATCTTCTTGCTTCTCGGTTTAATTTCCTGGATCGCTCCGAGTACATCGAAGCAGGCCGTGAGGTTTGAGTCGCATCCGATGTCCGCGTATTGATGGAGTCCACTGTCGTAGACGATCTCCGCGACCTCTTTCATATATTCGCGGTCGCCGTCCTTGAAGTAGTCGCGCACCGCCTCGATGCTTTTGACCTTCCTGCCGTTCATGCGCAGGATAGGCACGAGAGCCATAAGCGTCTCGTTTATGTCTTTATTCATTTGCTGAGTTCCTCCGTCCTTTTCCATGTTCCTTTAGGTGCTCCGTATGAGATCATGCCCGTGTCCGTTTTCTTGACGGTTGTGTTCTTCCGGGTGTTTTGGAGACATCCCCAAGAGCAGAAGTAATATTTTTTTTGTTTGAAATATTCTTTGTACCTCCAATGATCCGATGAACGAATGTAAAACATTTTCCCGCACCATGCACATTGATGGTATTTCAAGAGACTCGCCTGAGCCTCTTCTTTTGTTCTCGGCTTATTGAGAACTGACACACTCCTTCGCGATCTCGAAACGTTTATCTCTCATTGCTTCGACCCGCTTGTATAAACTACTCGGATTAATTCCGAGCTTTTCGGCTATCGCCTTAATTGTGAGCCCACGCTTGAAATATTGTTCTTCAAGCTCTTCATCGCTTATGATTTCTCTCGTGTATGCTCTCGGCTTCGGCGCGGGCTTCTCGATGCCCTGCTCGCGGTCTTTTTTGTCTTTGATGTATGCAATCCGGTGTGATACCGCGTTTGCGGTCATTCCTACCATCTTCGCGATTTGGGCATGTGTGAAGCCTCCGCGGAGCAGTTCCTCAATCTTTTCGTTTGAAACCTTTTCCGCTGCCATCGGAGGAGGAACGAGCTTTGTCGGGTCATCCTCTGCCGTGCTCGGAGCTTCTTCCGCTGCCGTGCTCGACTCTTCGGTCTTGACCTCTTTGAGAGCCTCTTTCATCTTGCGGTTGAGTGCGTTCGCGAAAGTCTCCGCCAGAGTGTTGACGTTTGTCGGTGTATCAAATACCACATTGAGCTTCTCGCGTACTGCTTCCATGTCTTCCGGAGGAAATGCTTGTTTTAAAACCACTTTCCTCGCGTCTGAAATTTGAGCGTTAAAATGCGATAATAAAATCGTTTTGACTCCGTCTTCTACATTTTGCGGTAAATCGGGGATTGTATATCCCTCTTGATTGCCAACGTCCATGACGCGGATATATAATGCCGCATCATTTGCCTCGAGTGCTTCGATCGCAGCTCTTGCAATCTCGAATTTTCTACAAGCGCCTTGAAGCTCATCGGCTCGTTGAAGCGCCTTGTCAAAGAATAATATTTCGTTTTGATTCATTCGTTTACCCCCTTACCATCCCTATGTTTTTCGAGTTGATCCAGCCTATTATGTTGTCCATATTTATTCGGGCCACTATGTCTCTTTCGTTATAAAATTTTACAGTTTTGCTTTCTTTGTTCCATTCAACATGGTCTGCTATAATATTTATCTTCTGCCCGTCTACAAATACTATCGTAAATACTGTTATTACTTTACTCATGTCACTCACCGCCCTTTCTGTCTGATTTCATCTATATTGTGAATTGCTTTTATGTGGTATTCACGATCATCTTGGAATACTGCAACTTTGAATAAATAATCAAATACAGAATCCATTGACACATTTGCAATAACTGCGATATTGTCAATAATTCCTAACGCTTTTTGTAACGCCAATCTTTCGCTATCGTTTAATTTAATAGTTTTTTCCGTTGTCATTCACTCACCCCCTCAATCTGTATATGGTCACCGTCTTGCCGGTGTATCTGCATTTTGTCTTTCCCGCCGGCTCCACAATTCCCTTCTGCATGAGTTCTGTGAGCCTCGGAGCGGAGAAGTTCCGCTCATCGTTCGGTGTGAAACCTCTGTTGTGCATGAAGATCGCCACCTCTTTCGCCGTGAGGTTTCTCGGAGCTTGGTCCTCAAATATCTCAACAATCTGCTTATAGCGGAGCTCTCTCGGCACGAGGTCGTTGCTCTCGGCTCTGGTGTCGAAGGTTGTCATCTCTCCGGGATAACGCTTGTTTATGGTGCTAGTCCATTCTTCGAGGTTCATCTGTCCTGTGAGTTGTTCATCCATTTGCTTCTCCCTTCGTCAGTTTCATGTATGCCTGATTTTGTCTGTCCATCCACTCTTTTGCTTCGATCTCTGCCTGTTTGCGTTGCTCTTTGTATTCTTTGACTGTCATCTCGCACTTTTCGATCTCATCTTCCCAAAGATCAACGATTGCCTTGATTGCTTCAAAGAGTGCATCCGTCACGAGATCGTTATATATTCCGTCAACGGTCATGTTCCGGATTTGCTCGCGTTCGTCCCAAAGCGCCTCGAGCTTATCGCGTTCGGCTTCGTCAATCATGTCCCACCCATAACATTCTTGGATGTCTTCCCGCCTCTCGTATTCTTTGAGTTTGTCAAACCTCGGAGAGTTGAGGATTGCGTCCTTCTCCTCCGCTGCCTTGTTCTGCTTTCCTCGGATGATGTTCTTGGTTGCCTTTCCTCTGATCAATGCCATTGGTTGTCTCAATGCCTCCTTTCAACACAGTTGCACGAGTGTGAATCTAAAGTAGCCATAACCGGAATATTCCGGATTGTGGATCCCCACCTCGACACTGTTCTTGTCAACGTAGTATTTGCCTTTTAATCTGTTTGGCACTTTCGCCTCTGTCCGATACCATGACCTTTGACCGATGATCTTGATCTTGGGTATCGGATGTCTCAGATTTCTCGATGCATTCCATCGTTTGCCTGAGAGTTTTTCTTCCTCCGTATGTTTCCGAGAGGAATATTTAATCAAGTAGCTTGCAAGATCTTTGTAGTTTCCGCTGTTATCGAGTGGGTTGATGTGGATCCGTCCGTGCGGCCAACATTTCTGCACGATGTCAGGATCCGATTTGTTGAGTACGAGATGATGATGTCTCGCTCCCTTGCTTCCCACTTCGGGTACATGTATATACTTGAGGTCCTGACCTCTGATCCGATATTCTTTGCGGAGAGCTCGAAGGAACTTGGCAATGTCCTCCTTCATCTCTTCCTTCTTCCGATGTGGTTCACCTCTTGCCTTGGCGTAGGAGAGCACCACATGGTAATCTCCCGGACCGTAGTTCTCATTGATAAGCCTTCTCAGCTTTTTCTCTGCGATCCTGTTATTTATCCTCAGAGCTTCTTCGGGGGTTGGCTTGACTCGCTCCCCTCTCGTCTGACCTCTCTGACCATATCGGGATGTATAGTATCGTTCGATCTCGATAGTTTTACCTGCCCTGGTCACTGACTCCACATAAGGCATATTTCATTCCTTTACTCAGTCATGTTTGTCGTTAAGTTAATAGTTTTATGAACCCTTAAAAGGGCTCTCAAACCCTTGATTTTTCTTGAATTTCAGACGTTTATGTGATACAATGAATTTGTACCTAAAAGTGGTACTTGATCATTGAATTGCACATCACATCAAACGGCTGCCTCGTGTTCTTCCTCAACATGAGGCGCTTTCCTTTTCGAGATTCTTGTCACCTCTCCGTCCTCGATCGTGAGCTCATAGCCGAGCGCTTCGTATCTGAGCGCGTCCGCGATCGTCATTAATAAGCTGAGTGTTGGATTATACATGTGGTTTCTCCCTTCTTTCCTTATATAAGGAAGTGATTCATTCCGCTGCCGTGCATCTGCACGAGAGCCAACGGTCAAACTTCTCTTTGTCGATCAGGATCTTGCCGCCCTTGCCCGCAGGCTGAGACGCGAACCGCTGCCACGGTCTCCGGCAATACTCGCGGACCGTTTCCTTCGCGAGTCCGTACATCTGCGAGATTTCCGTCACACTGAAATATTTCTGCATTTTCCCCTCCTATCTTTTTGATTAATTCTCGGAGTTGTTGCTCCGGTGTCTGCCTGCGGAACCGCTCCCAGCAGGTCGGGCATATATACAAGCCTTCGGTCTGCCCTGGGAAGATCTGTCCGCAATCAATACATGTCAAATTATTCACCACCTTGTTACTTTGTTTTATGCGGTTGTTACTTTTGAAGTTACAAGCGAAGGAAAAAAAATCCTTCTCATGTCCGCATCGGTGAGAGCGTACCTCATAGCGATCATTTCGACCTCTGCCCTTGAAAAATCTCTCTGGTTGTTAATCTTTGCGGAGAAGGTATTTTCTTGGATTCCGAGGTATGCCGCGAGCTGTGCCTGAGTGTCGCCGTGAGTCGCAATAGCTCCCTTGAGTTCGTTCGTGCTGATCATGTTTTGCTCCTTTCGTTTGTTAATTTCTGAGTCACATTGTAACCATATATTTTTACCTTGTCAACAAGAAATTAACGAAAATGTTATTTTTTTTTATTCTTCTTGATAATTTCTTTCAAAAAATGTATATTATAAGCACACACATGCCGATAAATATATATGCTAGGAGGTGAGATTTATGACGACTATGGGCAAAAGAATCCATGATAAGCGTGTTGAATATGGGTTAACAATGGAAGAACTTGGTCAGAAACTTGGGGTTCAACGACAGACAGTTTTTAAATGGGAAAACGGAACGGTGCAAAATATTAAAAGAGGTTACATTGAGCAAATGGCTCGATTGTTTGAATGTGATCCTGTTTGGCTGATGGGCTTCGAGGATGCGAGCAAAGTATTGCTGACATATTCCGCTCCAGGAAGGGAAACCGTCACCACCCGAGTTGATCAGAAGTCGAAGCCGATCATCGGAGAGACTGCTCTGAGGATGAAACTGTATCAGGCCGCGCTCAATGTTCCGGCTCCGTGTCTTGAGGTTGCGATTCAATTACTCAATTCTTTGTCGGATCAGGTTCATGAGACATATTCGTGTTCGGAAAAGTGTTGTCATTTAAAAAATCAATCTGATGTAACTGTTGACGGTTTTGACTATTCAAACAAAGACATTGATCCGCAGGTTAATGCTTATATAGAAAAGAGACCGAGGGAGTAATATATGGAAGAAAACAAAGAAATCAAGAAAATGAGCAAAACAAAACAATATATCATTTTAGGTGTTGCGTTGCTTGTCATGGTGGTGGCCTTGCTCTGGTGCGGAAAGAGAATATATTGGAAGGTAATGGCTGACCCTGATGGCTTTGCCGTTAAAATGAATGAAATATGTGACCATTATCATCTTGAATATATTTCTTATGAAAACGAAATATATAAGTTTTCGGTAAATGATACTATATGGCAAAAAGGCAGCTATATAAATAAAGTCGCATTTTGTAATAATGTGCATAAGGCAATAAGAACCGCCCTTGATATGTATTACATACAAGAAGAGAGTGATTTCTTATTTATAAAACTATATGGTAAAGTTCCCGATTCTTCCTTTGGTTTTGGTTGTGTTGCCTCGGTTAGTAATGCTTCTGTTGATATATATTATTGATAGGAGGTGCTTATGGCTCGATATGCAAAGAACTCACGAGGATATTATCACACCGGTGTCGTTGTCGGCACCGATGAACATGGTCGCTCCCGGACTAAGTGGTTGTATGCCCGCACGATCGGAGAGCTCGAGAAGAAGATCACCGATGTGAAGATTGCTCTCGGCTCCGGCACGAATCTGATTAATGATGAAATCCGTTTCGGTGAATATGCGCGGATGTGGGTCGAGACATACAAGGCAAGCCGTGGGATCAATACAAAAGCCATGTATTACAATCTTCTCAAGCTCCACTTCGGCACAATTAACGATTTGAAGATGAAAGACATCCGTCCCATGAATCTGCAAGCACTCATCAATTTAAACGCATCAATGCCCCGAATCTGCTCTCAAATGCGGATGTGTCTGAGGCAGATATTCAAGCAGGCCATCATTGACGGCATCATCGTCAAGAATCCCGCCGACTCGATCGAGCTTCCCAGAGAGGTCAAAAAAGAGCGGAGAGCTTTGACCGATGAAGAGAAGGACGCGATCAAGAGAGCCGACTTCACAGATCGGGAGCGTGCGCTCGTGATGATCGCATACGGATGCGGGCTCCGTCCTGCTGAAATATACGCACTCACTTGGCAGGACATTGACCTCAAGAACGGAGTGATCCACGTCAATAAGTCGCTTGTGTTTGACAATGGCCGCCCGACCGTGCAACACCCGAAGACAAACACATCAATCCGTGACGTTGAAGCTCCGCGCATCGTTCTGGAGGCGCTCCATGCGTTCCGAGGTGCGAACATATCCCCGATATTATTCTGCTCAAGGGACGGAGGCTATAAGTTCCGGAAGAGCTACGAAACCGAATGGAAAAACATTAAATTGAAAATTGAAGCAGCTCTCGGACATAAGACGGACCTCACGCTCTATTATTTCCGTCATAATTATTGTACTGCGCTCTATTATTCCGGAGTGAGTCTCAAAGAAGCGCAGCGCCTTCTCGGACATTCTTCCTATGAGATGATAATGAAGGTATACGCTCATCTCGATGCAACCAAGGAAGACACCCGTGCAAAGCTTAACGCAATCAATTTCTGACTTGGTACAATCTTGGTACACGACTTTTAAAAAGTGCCCGCAAAGCCTTGAAAATAAAGGGTTTCATTTTTGTATAAGGCATGACTAAGGATCATGTGTCAACAGACGTGAGAGTTCAAGTCTCTTACTCCGCATAAACAGCGGAAAGCATTGAAAAATCAAGGCTTTCCGCTGTTTTTATTTTGTGATGTTTTGTTATGTTTTGTTATGTTTTGTACTTGGTACATACTTGGTACAAGGCACTTTTTTGAATCTGACTTGGTACAAACTTGGTACATTTTTCTTTCGACCCACGCGTCATTTTTTGGGGAAGGATCCATCTCAAAACATGCCTCGGCCGCAATTAACATATTATTTTTTAGGCTCATGTGTCATTTTTCTCCGAGTTTATAAATTTTTAATAATTTCAATAAGGCACACCCCCTGAGAGTGTGCCTTATTGATTTTCATCTTCTGTAATCGTCGTAGTCACGGCGATCGGAGAAGCGTCCCATGTCACGATAGCGGGATCCGTGACTGCGCTCTTCGTAGCCACGAGAATCGCGTTCTTCCATCGCTTCAATGGTCAAGATGTCCTTGAGCGTGTGCGCGAGCTTGTCCGCTTGCTCGAGGATTGACATGTCGAGTTCGCCTTTTGTCTGGATGCGCTCAAGCTCTGCGTGGAGCATTTCTTTGAGGTCTCTGTATCTTTCCATAGTGTGACCTCCCTCATGCTCCCGCGCCCGTTCCTAAAGGGTTCGGCACCGTGTAGGAAGGGATCGGATAAGGTGCGACTCTGTTGACGATGTACTGTGTCTGTGCGGTGTTATCCGCTACGAGCGCAGCAGTTTGAGCGGTCTGCGATGCAACAAGCGCCTGCATGTTGACCTGATTCTGGAGCGCAAGATTTTGAGCCTTGAGAGCGTCGATCTCCTGCTGGCACATCTTGTCAAGAATTGCCTGAGTCTGCTGCTCGATCGCGAGACGTGTGGCCGCGCTCTCTGCCGCAACAACATTCTGAGTCTGACATGTAGCCAGACGGTTGTCACAACAGCACTGAGCGAGCTGACTCGAGAGGTTTGTCATGCCCTGCGTTGCCGCAGTCTGAGCCGCGAAGCTTCTCTCAAGGTTTGCCATCTGTGCGTTGTTGATCGTTGCGTTCACTCCTGCAAAGCCGCCGCAAAGAGAATTTTCGACCGCTCCGAAGCCTGCGGTGATGCTGTTCTGGATTCCTGCCACGCTCGAGTTGAGCATGTTGTCGCGGAATCCGTCATTGATCTGGTTGCTCTGATTCATCCAGGGATAAATGTTCCCATTTCCCCCGAAGCCGTTGCCACCGAATCCGCCACCGGCAAACAAGAGAAGCAGAAGGATCCACCATCCATCTCCGCCGAGTCCGCCACCGAAGCCTCCGCCGTTTGTGGGAGCCACGGGCATGTAGAAACCTGTGTTGTTGTCTTCAAGTGCCATTTTGTTGTTCCTCCTATTAATTTTTTTAGGTTAGCGGCCGCCTTCGCGCCGGCGGTCGGTATAGTAAAGCCGCGGGCTTTTACTTCTGAAACATTTTTTTCATTTGCATCGCCTGATTAAATTGAGCTTGCGAAACCTGCCCCGTGTTCATAAGGTGCTGAATGATGCTCTGAGGATCATTCCCAACATTCTCGGGAATGTTGAAGCGTTGCATCAGGACCTTGCGAGGGTCCTGCTTGAGTTGTCCGAGCATGGACATCATGCTGTTTATGTCGATCATGGTCTGCCTCCGCTTTTATTTCTTGTTTTTGAGTGCCGTAATATCGCGCTTGATGTTCTCTATCTGCTCAACGAACTCTTTGAGGTCGGTCTTTTTGGCATATTCCGAGAGGTCGGTCTTCATCACATAGCCGGAGAGGTCGATTTCTTCCTTCTTCTGCTCCGCTGCCTTCGGCTCGGCTTCATCTTCCTTGACTAAGCGATATTTCTCGAAGGTCGGCGGCTCAAGTGCTGAGTTTCCCATCGTCTTCGAGTACATATACGGCGCGGTCTCATTTTTAAAAATAACATTGTTTCCCGGTGCGACAGGATAGCTCCGCGCCTCCTGCTCGCTCTGAACCACCACGCAAGAGATCTGGAGCGGTGCGCTCATGGGTTGAGTCTGTTGTGTGGGTGTCTGCGGTGCGGGTTGATATATAGGTGCTTGACTTGGTGCGATGTTGCCTTGATATGCCGGCGGAAGATAGCCGAACGGATTCGCGTATGGATTTGTAACCATGTGAGCCTCCCGGAGTGATTGCTTGTTAATCATTACAATTATATTTTTGCACAAAAAAAGAAGCCCGACTTGCGGGCTTCTCTTTAGAAAAACGGAGGATAATAATCGTGAATCCGTTGAGTATCTGTTGTAAAACTGTTAAACGAGAGGGATGAAGCGGATCTTTGCCTTGTCCGTTGCATCAACATATTCGCATCTCATACCCTTGCGAACAAAGACCTCTTTGCTCTGATCGTCGAGAGTAGTGTTTTTCTTTAAGACAAAACATTGGTCGCCGCTTGCTCCGTAGATTCTGACCGCTGCCCTCTCGATTGTTTCAATTCCTTGATTGAGCCAGGTGTCCGGAGCAAATTCGAGAGTGATATATCCGTCTGATGGAAAGATCATGCTTTTGTTCTTTTTGTTGATTTCGACAATCTCTCCGAAGTGATTGCCTTCGAGATCCGCGTGACCGTCCCAGAGCTCCATGTCGTTGTCTGTTATGGCAGCGGTGACAAACGGGAGCTTCGAGATCAGGGTGACACCGTCACCGAACTTGAAGCGCGGCACGCTTACATCGTTGTCGGTTCTGTAGTCACTATATACATACCAGACATTCTTTTTTGATACTTCGTCGGGAAGCTCCGCCCATTCTTTGACGGTGTGGCTCACCGGAAGGATACAACAGTTTTCACAAGTACAATTCATGTGATTCTCCCTTCATGTTGTCCAATTTAAGACGCGAGTGATCTTCGTGCGGACCCGTCGCATTGTCACCGAGATCGTGGACTCTGAGACGTTGAGCTTCATCGCAAGCTCGACATTTGAGCAATCGCGAGCCTTGAGCTCGAAACATTTGCTTTCGATGTCGGTGAAATTGCACTCGGCTCGGAACTTGTCGAGCTCCGGCTTTGTAAAGTCGCATATCTTCATCCGTGCCTCATTTCTTTGTCCATGTGATGCCGAGAGCCTCGGTCGTCTTCTTTGCGACTACTCCGTAAGACATGACCGAGAGCTTCGCCGCCTTCTGGAACTTCTTGACCGCGTCCGCCGTGTTGGTTGTGTAGACTCCTGAGACCTTGCAAGGGAAACCGTGAGAACAAAGAGCTCTCTGCACGTCTTCTACTTCTGTGCCCGCCGTGGGAGCTTTTGAACCTGTTGGAACCTTGAGTTTTTTGCTGAGTCTGAGATTCTGGAACCATGTGAAGCGTGCCGCATATTTCCAATCGCTCAAGTTTGACATCACGACACCGTCATCGCGTCCCTTGCACTCGTAACAAAGACCGTCACCGGCATATACACCGACATGAGTCTTCTTTGTATCGGATCCGAGAAAGACCAAGTCGCCCGGTTGAGCGATTTTGATGCTGATCGGTGAGCCCAAATTATAAAGATCGTCCGCTCTTATATCTGGCCCATTATAAAGACCGAAGTGCTCAAGGCCGTCGATAATATAGCCGGAGCAATCGAAGAATTGAGCAACGTCCAAATTGTAGCCGTATTCGACCATTTTGCCGACAAAGGCGAGCACGCGCCTCGCGTTAATCTTCGGCTTGTCGCTCGTGCTTTCCGCCTTGACGATCTCGTCCGGTGTTGTCTTGCCGACAATCTGCCCGGACCCTCCCCAGAGATAAGCGCAATGATTGAGGTACTTGCTCCGCATGTATGCAATGAAATCTTTGACGTTTGTCATGTTTCACCTTCCTTTTGGCTTGCGTTCTTTTTGTTGAAGTTCTTTGTGCTGACTCCGATCAGCGCACCGAGAAAGACGTGCACGGCTGAGATGATGCCACACACGACAGTTGTGTCAAACTGTAACACATTGCCGAGTGCAAAGATCAGGCCGTTGAGTGCCGGCATAAAAATGATGACGATCCACTTGAGGATGTCATAAGCTTTATTTGAAATCATGTTGTGCCTCCGTTCTTTTCATGTGTAGACCTTTTTTTCAAGATCATCAATCCTGTGATTTATTGTGTCGATTTTTTCCTTGATGACGGGGATCTCTTCGGAGCATTTATTTGATTTTTGCAGTTCTTTTTCGACCTGATCAAACCGTATCTCGATGACGGCCTGTTGTTTTTCAAATTTCCCATTCATTTCGGTCTTATAGATCTCTTGCTGCTTATCAAGCGCGGCGGTTGTCTTCGCTGCGCTTGCTTTGCTTGTTAATACGGTAGCTATTACCTCAATAGTTGCCACTAAGATGAGCCCCACGGCTGTTATTATTGCAACGGTCACGTCATTCATAATTTGCCCCCGGATTGTCTTTAATTGGTGTTGTGAGTGTTATCGCCTCACTATTTCAAATCGTCCACTTGGCAGGACCTCTCCGTGTTTTTATACACCTTGAGGTGTATTTGATGCAGGAACATGGGAAATAAATTCCTTGTATCTGCCGCCGTCAATCGGATCCATGTTCTCATCAACCACGACAATCGTGGCCGTGATGACATCTTCTGCACTGTGATAGATCTTGCATTTGTCATGATAAGAGATGATTGCGGACTCTTTGGTTGTGTGTCCTTCCGTTGAAACTATAAAGTTTCCATTGCTACAAATTAAAACTGCGTATTTCATTTTTCCCCTCCTTGTTTATTAAAGAATTTGATATACGTTGATGATTAGACTCACGTCATTGGTTGCAACCTCGTATGATTCATCGGTGATTGTCAGCACGCCAACACCTCGGTATGATTCGCTTGCGCTTGTCTTTGCAATAATCACCCTAAAGAAGAAATCTGTCGGTGTAAGACCCATGCCCTTGAATGACATATCAGCATAAGCCGTCCTTAAATACAGGTCGTAAGGCGTACACGAATTTAAGCTAAGAAACATGAAATTGTACTGATAAGCATGATTCGGATGTGATGCGACCCACGACTGTAACTGCGACATGACGTCATTAATAAGCGTTTGATTAGTCTTAACCCCGTCTGCATACGCGTTAAACTGTACCGATGTTTCGTAGATGTATTTCCCCTTTAAATCCCCGCCTAAACTTGTCACAACGTAGTTAGTGTTAAGCGTGAAATCTGCGTTGTTGCTGATATCTTGTATCACGCGGCAATACTGCCCGTTAAGATAGAAATATGTTCCCGCGTATATAGTCGCGCCCGTGGTGTTCTTAGTTCCAACAACACGCAAATTAGACAAGTCTGCTTGTGTTGAAAGATTCCCTCTATTGGCTCTAGGGTCGTACGGATTAGCTACAGATGTTTGGCACTTCGCAAGTTCCAAAGCAAAGTCAGGTGGTGCGTCATTTAATACCCATGTACCATTTTCTTGATGCGCTAGGGTCTGCATACTACCAAGTTCAAGTTTTGCCGCCTGTAATTTAAGCTTATATGGCTGATTAGCGCCCGATGCCGCAATCATAATAGCTAATCCTGTTGCATCATTAGGAACCGTAAATGTTAAGGATTGTAACCCATCACTAAACGACGTAGTTAAATATTCACCCCGCCAATCTGAGCTAAACGGATGATACCAAATAACTATGTTGCAGGACGTCCCCTCAAGTAATGTGCCGAGAAAACTAACAGTAAGGGTTTTCCCAATATACTGTTCATAATTGTCAATATACTGTCTAAACGTATATGTTCCCGCTACGTTAGCATGGATTATCACTATTCCGTCAGACAAGATATTCATAGAAGCGTCGTTGAGTTCATCAATATCCCATCCATCAATGCCCCAAGCACTTCCCACGGGATAACTCGTAAGCCCCTCGTTGTTGATAGGAAACTGATTATTTCCTTGCTGACTACCGCCTCCCATAAAATAGGCATTATGGAGTAGATTCTCGTGCTGTAGATTGTTTCCGAGCGTATGCCCCATGTTCGCGGAGAGAGAGTTTTCGTCGTCTGTAGAATTGAGGTTGTCCACGATCGCGGGAAGATCTTTATTCTCCCACTTCCCCGCCGTATCATCCCACATAGACACCTGACCGTCTGCGAGGGTTTGATTGTCGATGTTGACATCGTCCAGAGCGGAGAACGTGCCGCCGATCGACACGTCGATGATGACCTGCCAATAATCTGTGTCTGTAGGCGCGACTCCGGTGCTCTGACGCATGTTCATATACGTGAGCGTCCTGCCGTTGTGAGTGTAGGAGACCGCATCACGAGGGTGATATGTCTCTGTTGCATCATATACACCTTTGGGATTGATCGGTGCCGTGTTTCCAAACGCGTCAATGTAATCCTGCAAGGTGTCGCCGAAGAGCTCGCTCATATCGTCGAGGTCTTCAACAGCTTCACCGAGATCCGCCTCCGCGCCCTGGAGCTCAAGGATGGCCGCGTCAATCTCTTCGCGTGCGTGCTCGAGTGAGTCTGCATAAGAGCTTGAAGCCTCATCGAAGGGTGTGAGCGTGTCCGCGATCACATCGAAAGTGAACGATGCGGTGCTTATGCGCTGCGTCTCAGGGTTCGAACTGTCGTAGAACTTCATATCGCACACGACCAGACCGCACACTCCGAACTCGTTGCCCTGGATCACATATACATAGTCTTGACCGCTGCCTGTGGGCACTCCCTCGACGCATGTGCCGTTGGTGTGGTTGAATACGATGTGAGGATTCATCCCCGTCGGGTTGAGGTCGACACAATGCAAGTGGAACGTGCATCCCTTGTCTCCGATCTTGAAAGCATAACCGGTTTTTTGCGGGATTGCCTGGTTGAAGTGGAGATTGATGTAATAATCTGAGTTCATGGTCTCCTCCGTTCTAGTTCATGGATTTTTTAATGTTTATGAGCTCGCGCCCGAGTTCTTCGATCTTTGCCTGCTGATCTGTCACGAGGTCATGAAGATCGCGAAGTTCACGCTCATGGTCCTGCACGACCGCCGTGAGGATTGAAACAAATTCCTCGTAGCGGATGCCGTAGTCTCCATTTTCTTCGATGACGACCGCCGCGAGATCCTTGAGCTCAATGCCAACGTCTTCCGCTGCCTGCTCGACCTCCTGGGCAATAAATCCCGTGTGCGTTCTTCCGCTCGTGCCGTCCTTGTATTTGTACGACACCGGGCAAAGACGGAAGAGGAGCTCTTTGTATTTCCGAGCGAGGTCTTTGATTGATTTCTTCTTTCGTTTGTCGGATGAAGAAATCGGTGAGCCGTCGAGATAAATGTTTTTTGCGTAAAGGTTCAGGAGTTGCTTCGAGGACGTTCCGATGGATGCTCCGGAGTTTGTTGCCGGATCCATGTGTCCGGACGTGATATTGAACACCGATGTGCCGTTTGGTGTTCTGATTGCATCAGTGTCTATGTTTGTAGTTGTGACTGATCTGAATCGGTAAGTGTTATTCCCGAGATTAAGAGTCCCGTTTACATTAGCCTGCTCTCCGGAGATGCTTATGTTATTGTTTCTGCTTCCGAGCCTGTCGAAGTATTCATTCTTGCCGCGATAATTGCTTTCCGCATCTGTCTGACTTAAATAAGTGTTTGCCGCGTCCGTTGCCGTAAGATATGACGCGAGGATCGTCTCGAGCTCACTCTTGAGCACGTTATAATTTGTTGTGATGTTGTCGTTGCTGATCTTGCCCAGGATGATGAACGTATTGCCCTGGGCAAGCATTGCCACATTGTCGTTCACTGTCGGCTTGTAGCCTTCAATGTACGGGTAATATTTTGTTGATGCTTCGCTCTCTCCGTAAAACTTGACCGCTGCCTTGCCGCTCGATAAGCTTGTTACCTGCGCGAGACGGACGGAAGGCGCTTCTTCAATTTCAATGGTCTCTTCTTCGGTTTGAACTTCTTCGATCGCGTCGTCGTAGATCATAAGCTGTGTACCTTCCTTGCTGTGTGTCTCATGTGGCCACCGAGAGAGAGGTCAAGATGCCAGGACTCTTCGATGTATTTGCCGGCAATGTCAAGCTCCGAATCAACGACATAGATGCAATCATAATTTCCATGATTCGGCATTGCTATCGTATCAAAGATGACCTTCTGATATATCTTGAAATCATCCATCACCTTCGCGGTGTATGCGTTGAGTGTGGACTGATCTGCGATGTCCTGCACCGCTGCCACATCTACAATCGTTCGACCTCTGGAAACGGTCGAGAGCGGGCTTGTCGGGTCCGTGTTGGTCACTTCCGAGATCAAGACACCGCGGTCAGCGGTTTCAAGATAACGCACGACTTTGTTGGGGAGATTGAAAACGTCCATCTCCTCACGTACTCCGGCAAAGATGACGCTCTTTTTGTCGGTGATATATTCCGCCTGAGCAATCCGGTGAAGCGGTGACTCGTAAGGTTCACACACAAGCCGACCGTTTTGGTTTGCATATATCGAGTTGTAGTTGATTGCGGCCAGAAGGCTGTTGATTGCGTCAAGCTTCGGAGTTCCGAGCGCGAACTCAATATCGACCGCGAGGACTTTGTCCGTGGGTGTGACGATTGCGTCCTCGATCCCTGCCGATGCGAGGATATTGAGGATTGTTACATCGTACTTGATACCCGCTGCGGCTTTGTATCGGCTTGTAAACTTGTCATCTGAGAGCGTGAGCGTCATGTCGTAACACTCGATGTCTCTTCGGACGGATCCGAGAGAAGCCTGACGACTCGGTGATGACATGTAGAAGACTCCGAGAGGAAAGCGTTCCTCCCCCGTCGGAGTCTTTAAGCACATAACCGGTTGAATCTTTTCGCTCAAGAAATCAATGTCACGCTCTTCAACGATCTGGAGGTTTGCGGCTCTTTGAATCTTTGCCGTGGCATTGTAGTCGATCGAGCCCGTTGCCGTGACTTGTCCGAGCGGCACGTCATTCTTGTCGAATAAGTCGAACTCATACCAGACTTCGCGATCCGACATGAGCATCGCACGGATTTGGTCGGCGGTGTAAATGCCTGTTGCGAGATCATACATTAAAAACCACCTCTTCCTCTGCGAGTCGTGTGAGTTCAAATTGTAAAATATAACCGCTGTTGTTGAAATTCGTGTAATCCTGCTTTGTAACCGCTGCCATAAAAGCGTTGTTGTGATCGTCTCTGTAAAAGACCTTGAGGTCTTGCGTGAGCTCGAAAAACTTCTCAAGCTCCTCCGGTGTTACATAGAAGCGTTTGTTGATTCTGTTGCGCTTTGCGCTTCCGAGCTCAAGAAGAGGATTGTCGCGGCCGACAAAGTCGTCAAGCGCGTGACTTCTTTCCTTTGCTCCCGTGTGAGGAATGAATGTATCATCAGAGATTTCGAGGTGAAGCTCTTCGTCTCCCAGGGAGAGGATCGCGCCCGAGTATTTACACATGACTTGTTTTGAAGGTGTGTCCGTGTAGCCGTCTGTCCATGTTCTCAGAACGTACTCATAGAGCACTCCGCTCTTGACGGTTTTGTCTTCGTAGGTGTTCACGCTCATCGTGTCCGTAAGGATGGTTTCGACACCTTTTTCTTTTCTGACAATAATTGCGTTCGTGCCGGACGGAGCCGTCCACTCAAGTCTCACAGATGTCTCGAGAGGGATCACTACAAGATTGCCGGCGCTCGGTGCGGTTCCGGAGATTGTAAATCCATATTGTCCAAAATCGCTCCATATATCTGTGTTGTTTTTTATGCGGATCTTGATGTTGTATGTTCCTTCGAGGAAAAACTGCGGTTTATATGATGCTTGCGTTGTCGCTTCGGTCACATGGTCGATCAGATTGCCGTTTGAATCGTAAAACATAAGGTCGATGGCTTCCTGACCTGTTGCTTGCCAAGTGATTTCTGTAAGTGCTTTGTTCGCCGGTGCGTTGATGACCGGTGATGCGGGTTTTCCGATAATGTCAAAGTATTGAGTCTCACAGTATGATGATGTTTCATAGATTGCATTTGTTACGGCAACACGCCAAGCATACGCACCTTGTGCAAGACGTGCGTTCAAGGTGTAGTTTGTTCCGGCTCCGCTGCTTGTGACTGTGGTCCAATCTAAATCATTGACATTTTTATATTGGAGTGTTGCTGAAATTTGCCCTGCTGCCGTGGCGCTGTTGTATTGCCAGGAGAAGTTTATCGAGTCTGCTTCCATGACAGCGATGCCTGTCGGATATATTGGAGTAGGTGCCGGTTGTGTGACGTCTATGTATGTGACATTGATTGAAGATGTGGCTTTTTTTACCGATCGGGTAAACAAATACATCAGATCATGTGTGCCGGTTGCTTCTCGGTAAAATTCTCCTGCTGAGTTAACACTTGTATCATGGTTCCTTATTCCCGCAGAAGTATTAACAACTAATCCTGCACAAATTATATATTTGCTTTCAGAACCTCTGAACCATGATTTATGAATGTCAGTTATGTCGATTGATACGGTAGCGTTTGTTGTTTGCAATGGGATCTGACTTGTTACATCAAAGGGAGTGAATCCTCCTACACTACCCATGGATTTGTAATTATTTTTATTAATAGACGATAAACTTGCGGTTGAATAATACGGTGCTATATAAACATAGAAGTATCTGTTTGTCGGTCTTAGATAATCAGTGCCTCCGGAATAATTATAATAAAAACGATCTAAATCAAGCGTAAGCGTAACATTTGTAATTTCTTTAAAATTAAAAACATTGTTGCCTTCAAAGCTGAGTAGTGCAGCTGAAAAATCAATCCATTCGTAAGCATTAGACGGTGCTCCATAGCTTTGCCTTAAATTTTCAGCATTGTCGGCATTGGGATAATCGGAACAAAAATATGCCGAAGTTCCGACGCTTGTTCCGCTTGACAAGTCTGAATTTGGTGAGTGATAGGAGAGAGTGGTGCCGCCGTTACATGCAAGGTTTAATGTTGCCATTAGCGAGTCCTCCTCTCTGCCATTCTCTGATTTCTTGCGAGCTCAACGACTCGGTTGAAGTCGCTGACGTTTTTCGCGTCTATGGTCACATAAAAAGTGTTGTATTCGGTGCGGGTGTTGTTTGTGGCGGGTTCGATCTTGGTGCCGCGGGGAAGGGTGACAAGCTCGGGACCTTCTTCGCCGACCCATGTCTTGCCGCCTCGGAAGTTCTGAGTTCCGGAAGCGTTTCGAGATGTAGTCTTTGCCGATTCCGATGCACGATTGACCGTCTGCGTCATCTTGTCGGTTGCGGCGGTTGCTTTGCCGAGAGTTTTGTCGATATCATCCGTGCGTCCCATGATTGCGGCTATGACGACACCCAGAGCGATCAGCGCAGCAACGACTCCCAGGATGATCGCCGTTGTCTTTGCTCCTCCCGCTGAAAACGCTCCAAAAAATGCCTGCACGACTGCGACGATCATCGCCATGCTCTTGACTGCGTTGATGATCGCAACGAGTCCCGCGGCCATTCCTGCAATGGCAGCCACCGCGGTGAGCACCGGCACGGGGATGGATGCGATTGCATTAAACAGTCCCGTGAGTACCGGTATAACTGCCATCGCAAGGTTCTTTTTCATCATGTCCAGAGTGGTGTCGAAACGATACATTGCATCACTCAGTTCGCCCATGTCCTTGAGACCTTCGTCTGAGACGATCTTTCCCATGTCTTCGGCTTCTTTGCCGAACTCTTTAAGGTTTTTACTTCCGGTCTTGATGAGAGGATTGAGGTCACGCGCTGATCTTCCGAAGATCTCCATCGCCTCGGCATCGCGTTCGGTTTCATTCTGGACCTTGCCGAGCGCGTCAATCACCTCATAAAAGACATCATTGACGTCTCTGAGCTGTCCATGTGCGTCCGTGGTACGGATCTTTAACTTTCTAAAGGCATCCGCTGCCTGACCGCTTCCGTCCCTTGCCGAGTTCATAGAGCGCACGAGCTTCTCCATGGATCCCGTCATTGTGTTAACATCAACATCAATTAGTTCGGAAGCATATTGAAGCTTTTGAAGCTCATCGGTCGCGATTCCTGTCGTTTGGCTCAATGTGAGCAGGTTGTCCGCCCACTCTGCCGATTCTTTCGACCAATCGAAAAGCTTCTTGCCCATTGCACCGAGCACGATGATCGCGTTGCCCACGGATGCACTCACACCATCAAATTTCTTTGCAAGAGCTTCGACCGCCGGAGATGCTTCCAAGCCGAGAGCCGACGCAACACTTCGGATCTCATCGCCGAAGGACTTTGTTGCCTTGTTTGCTTTGTTGGTTTTATCTTCTTCGTCTTTGAGTTCGCCGTTGAGCTTTTCGAGCGTTGTGCGCTCCTGGAGGAGCTTCTTGTCGAGAGCATCAATCTCTTTTTGGCTCGCGTTCTGCGATGACATTACCGCATCATACGCTTTTTTTGCTTCTTCGACTTTTTTCTTCTGGAGTTCGATCTTTTGCGCGAGATATTCCTGCTTGAGACCTGTTTTGTCGGTCTCGTTGCCGTAGTTCTTTGCTTGCTCCGTGGCAAGTTTGAACTCCGCATCGAGCAGACCCATCTTGCGGTTGATTTCTGTGATTCCGCCCGAGAATTGGCTATAGTCAAGGCCGAGGTAGATTGTTCTTTTGTTCGATGCCATTAGATAAGCCCTCCGAGCACTGATTTGAAAGATTTTGCGGGTTTATAATAATTTGCCGCTGCCGGTGCGCTTGCCGATGCGCTTGATTGTCCGTTCATCGCTTCCGCGATCGCCTTCTGCTCCTGGGTCCACGCGTCAATCATATACATGACGCGGGTGAAGCTTGAAGTGAAAAATGAGTCTTCGCTCAGTCCGAGCTTGACCGTCCAGAGATAAAAGATTTTATCGAAATCAATCTCTAGATCGCCTTGAGGAGCTCCGCAATCATTTTTTTTTGAGTAGGATCCTCTCCGTCTATTCCTGCGGATTGATTAAATGTTTCGATGATTTCCGAAACCGTTGCGAAATCCATCTGTGAAGTAAGAGCACGCGCCTTTTCACGCGTAAAATCCTCGTTGTTCTCTTTCCCTGCTGCGTATATGATGAGCGCGGCCATCTCTGCCGGAGACTTCTTCAAAAAGGCTTTTAATCCGCCCTTTGTGTCTTCTTGCAAGATTGAAAACATATTCACATCGAAGCGGAGATGTATGTTTTCACCTCCGTCAATGCTGAGTTCGATTTCCGGTGCTGATTTGCATTGCATGATTTTTTTTGACATATTGAAGACCTCCCATTCTTTAAAAACAAACCGCTCAGGGGTGCATCCCGAGTTTTATCCTGCTTTCGGTACCGTCCCGGGGATTTGACTCCCGCTGAAGTTAGGTACCTAGCACCATGCGGTTATATGCTCAGGGAAGGGCACTGCTCCCTTCATGATTGACGCGATGCACTCCGCGTCTTATATCTCGGTTTTGCTCACT